ACTCTCAAAGCTCGTTAAGACAGATATCGAAGAGATAAAGCGCATGATCACTGTTCGTGATGATCATTTTCGCAAGAGCTATGGAAGAGCCACAGAATCGCACAAGCGTTTGACCGTGTTCGCAGGGACCACGAATGCGATGGAATTTCTGAGAGGCGATCAAGAAAACCGTAGATTTTGGCCGTTCCAGGTGTTCAATATCAATCTTAAAATGCTTTCGGATCTGAGGGCACAGTTATTCGCCGAAGCGGTCCATGAATACAAATCCGGATCTGACTGGTGGGAAATAGATTCCAAAGATCTGAAGGCCCACCATCAATCATTCACGGAAACCGATATCTGGCACGACCCCATAAAAGAATTTCTCGATCTAAGCACATTTACAACTATTCCCGATATATTATCCGGACCACTCAAAATGACCGTAGATCATCATGATCAGCGATCCCAAAAACGTGTGGCCTCCATCCTAAAAACGCTTGGGTGGGAAAAGAAAATCATCAGGAACCCTGTCACACAGAAAACATCTAAAGTGTGGAAACCTATTGACACGGATGGCTCTCTTGACTAGTATCTAGGCTCCGGCGCATCGCTGGAGCTTCATACTCCCCCACAAAATGTTACCCGTTGTTACCCGTCGTTACCCGTATGTTACCCGTCCAGTTACCCGTAGAATATCTATATCCCGCATTGATTTGCGTAAAAAATTACCCGTATACCTGCTTCCAAACATTTATAGGATAATACTACGACTCCCCTTGTACTATTATTCTAATAATGTTTAATAAATACGGGTAACACGGGTAACGGGGTAACAACCCATATAGTATAAGGGTCCAAAAATTACCCGTCGTTACCCGTCAATGCAGGGTTACGTTATAAGTCATTGATATATATAGAATTGACCGTTACTCGTCCCAACTGTCAAGCAATCCTTGACGGTTGCATTCTTAACAGATACAATCACTGCATGGAAAACACAGACCCTGAGTCACGAGACATATTGCCGGTCAACTCTCATCCGCTTTACGCCTATCAATTCGCGGCGGAAGGATGCCCTCTGAGGATCGTTGTGGCCTGTTCAATGGCCGAAGCTATCAGAATCATCAATGCTCTTGACACAGAGCCTCTGGCGATTACCAGAGTGGGTATGTGTATCAACGCTGTTGAGTGCGATGATGAAGGTTAACAAGCTCACTTCGAAACAAGAAAAATTCTGCACTGCCTACATCACTGCCGCGAATGCCAGCGATGCCTACCGAGAAGCCTATGCCTCAAAAAACATGAATCTAGCTACAATTAACCGCAAGGCTTTTGACCTGTTGCAAGACGGCAAGGTGACGGCTAGGATCGCCGAATTAAGGGCATCTGCGGCTGCTGTTGCCGTTCTGACTGTCAACGATCTCATCAATGAGCTTGAGGAAGCCAGAAATCTCGCAATCCAGGAAGGTCAAACGGCGGCCGCTGTGTCAGCAACAATGGGCAAAGCCAAATTGCTTGGACTCGGATCAGAGAAAGTGGAATCAAAGAATACGACTGAGATTGTTATTGTCGGCGGTCTTCCAAATCCATTTGAAATAGTAGATGCCACAGATAACGCTTCCGACGCTTCATAAGGGCCAGATAGAGGCGCTTTATACCCCTAGCGCAAGGTTTAAGGTAATCCGTTGCGGAAGACGTTGGGGTAAAACTCTCAGCGGTGCATCTCTCGCATGTGACTTCGCTGCCAGGGGGAAGTCTTTCGGGATATTCGCTCCGGATTACCGTATTCTCTCGGAAACCTACCATGAGATTGAAGAAATCCTTACTCCTATAACCATTGGTTCGAATAAGGTCGAAGGGGTTATCAGGTGCCAGAATAAAGGCCGGGTGGACTTCTGGACGCTGAATAATCCACGAGCTGGCCGATCTCGAAAATATCACGGCGTGATGCTGGATGAAGTCGCTTTTGCCGGCGAAGACATGATGGACATCTGGACGAAGGCCATAAAACCCTCGTTACTGGATTACAAGGGCGGGGCGATTGCGTTTTCAACGCCAGCCGGGTTGGATCATGATAACTTCTTCTATCGAATATGCACGGATAAAACGCTCGGATGGACGGAATATCATGCGCCGACATGGACCAATCCGCATTTACCTCAAGATGAGATCGCAAAACTGCGAGATGAGAATTTTCCGCTTGTTTTCGCCCAGGAATATGGCGCTGAATTTGTGTCGTGGGAGGGTGCGAGTTTTTTTCCTGAATCCTCACTGCTTGTTGACGGAGTTCCTGTCGAATATCCTGACAAGGTTGACCAGGTATTCGCTGTTGTGGATAGTGCTCTAAAGGATTCTGACGTTCATGATGGAACAGCAGTTACTTATTTTTCAAAGTCGAATCATTCTGGCATTCCTGTAGTGGTACTGGATTATGAAGTCCTGAAAATAGAGGCTGATATTCTCGAACACTGGTTGCCTAGTGTCTTAAAAAGGTGCGAAGAACTGGCAACAATGCTCAGGGCAAGGCAAGGGTCTATTGGCGTTTTCATCGAAGACAAAGCATCGGGTATAGCACTGCTTCAACACGCCTTTAAGGAAGGATGGAACACCTATCCAATTCCTCCTGAAATAACCGCAATGGGGAAGGAAGGAAGGGCCTTATCTGTCTCTGGATATGTTTTCAAAGGGATGGTGAAATTATCCCGATATGCCTATGATAAAGTCGTTAATTATGAGAACTCGACAAAGAATCATTGGCTTTACCAAATCTGTGGTTTTCGTTTGGGTCAGAAATCGAGTCGAATCCCGAGAGATCTGCTCGATACGTTCACAAGCGGTTTATGTTTGGCACTCGGAAACTCGGAGGGGTACTGAATGAACCCATGTCTATCAACAAATGCGTCAACTGTCACTGGTGTTCTCTCCTGGGCGTATCAAGTGCATGATGCCGTAAACATGTTCACATGTAATCCGTCTGATGAGTTGAGGGGATCTGGAGGGGCAACATTCCATGAACTAAAACTGGAATCAGCCTTGGTCCAAGCAATCGTCAAACGGGAGCTGTTTCCTCATCTGTCTGACTTAGTGGGCTTCCTGTATTCGGCTGATGAGGCATTCGCACGCGCCGTCCATACCCACCTGCTGGCCAAGACAGGCATCAGACGGGAGTCGATCACATGGGAAATGGAGAAATACAAGGACATGCAAAGCCTAGGTGAGAGCCCATCGAATACGGCACGGGTACTGCATGAATGGCACGAGTTCGCGCTGGATGTACTGACGGATGTTTTCACCGAGAGGGGGATGCTCCGATAATTGTGAGAAGCCAAACTCCTTGATGCTTGACAACCCCGACTCCATAGTCTAAACTCCTAGCATCTACCACCCATGCGCCCAAAACCAGCCCTCTATATGAGGGCTTTTTTATTGCCCAAATTCTGGAGGATTAATGAGCGTTGGCGGGACGAACATCGAGTCCGGACAGCAAGCCTCGCTCGAAATCCAGAACGAAGGGTTCAATGCCCCCCTGACGAAGATGATGCTGGAAATGAGCATCAAGCCCGGGTCATCTCCATCGTATGAATTATGCAAGACGATCTATGCTTACCATCCCCTCGGTCATAAGATGACATCCGGTCCGATCACGGTGGCGCAGTCGCAAAAGCGGACTCTGTCGATTGCTGGAGCCCCCGAAGAAGAACTGGTCAAAGCCTTCGAGAAGTCGTGGGCCAGTCTCGGCGAGATTGGCGGGGATGCGCTAGTGCATAACGTCATGACGCTCTCCCGGGTGTACGGCATTGCAACGCTCATGGTCGGAGCACTGGACAAGGGCGGCGAAAAATATCCTGCCAATAAACCTTTGCCGATGGATAAGCTCCACAAGATGACGCTGTATTTTAACACATTGGATTCGCTGAACACCGCCGGCTCTCTCGTTCTCAATCAGGATCCTCAAGCACCTGATTTTATGAAGCCGAAGCAAGTCAGTATTGGAAGTGAAGTCTATCATCTTTCCAGAACATGCACGCTGATGAATGAACAGCCTATTTGGATTGAATGGTCGAACTCAGCATTCGGTTTTGTTGGTCGGTCGGTTTACCAACGCGCTTTGTATCCAATGGCAGCATATCTTCAATCCATGATCTCGGATTACTCGATCCAAGAGAAGCTGATGGTCCTGGTTTACAAGATGGTCAGCCCCGGATCGGTTCTCGACAAGATTGCAAGAGCCTTCGGAGCTTTCAAGCGCCAGATCATCAAATATTCGAAGACGGGCAACGTTGTTAGTATCGGCAAGGAAGAGGAGCTTTCCTCTCTTGATCTGATGCACACAAAAGATGCCGGGGAGTACTCCCGCAAGAACATACTGGATAATATCGCCACAGCTGCGGGGATGCCTGCCGTCATGCTCAATCAAGAGACGCTTGCGGAAGGCTTTGGGGAAGGCACGGAAGACGCAAAGATTATTGCAAAATACATCGACCGGATCCGGATTGAGATGAACTCAATTTATCGGTTTCTGGACGATATTGTGATGAGACTCGCGTGGAACCCTGAGTTCTACATGACTATTCAGGCGAAATATCCCAATACTTACGGGAATGTATCGTATGAAGCGGCTTTTTACGAATGGAAGAATGCCTTCGAAGCTACTTGGCCGAACTTACTGACAGAGCCGGATAGCGAAAAGTCTAAGAAATCGGAGGCCCGGTTCAAGACGGTTATAGCTCTTTGCGAATCCCTCATGCCGATACTTGACCCCGACAATAAAGCATCCCTCGTAGCATGGATACAGGACCAGATCAACCAGGATGATTTTTTATTTGACGGTGAGCTGAACCTTGACTTCGAAGCATTGAGCCAGTATGTCCCACCGGTTCCGACAATGGGGGCAGGGGCAGAAAAAGAACCGTCTGAGCCGAGACCTTTCTCCATGAGTTCGTGATGAAACGCAGAAATTTTGAGTCGATTCTGTCTGATGCCATCAAGGATCTGATCGAGAACGGCTTCTCCGTCTATGCGCTCAAAAAATGGCAGGGATTGCTGGATCTTGCCGCGAAGTATGAATACTCACCTGACGAAGCGCAAGTACGCATGCAGAAGTCTCTGACCTCGCTATATCAAAGCAAGGTCACTCCCCTAGCATTGGCAAAGTTTCATCCCGGTCTGGATCGAGTAACGATCAATCGGATCATCCCTTCAATGAGACATGAGCTTACAAAGCGGATCGCGGCTTCGGCTGATCTGATCAAATTGAATCGTGAACAGGCAATTGGCCTCACGTTGAAGCGGTTTTCCGGATGGTCAACATCGATTCCAGAAGGTGGAACCGATTCGGAATCACTGAAAGAGACCAAAGCCCATATCGTCAAGCCTCTCAGATCCCTAACTTATGAAGAACGCAGATTGCATATTGACCAAGGCCACAAGATGCTGGCAGCAGTCAATGAGATCCTAGGGTTGCAATCAGGCGCTATCTGCATGATCTGGCGGTCGCATTTCCGGCAGGCTGGATACGACTACAGAGAAGATCATAAAGAGCGAGACGGAAATTTCTATGTGATTCGTGGCAATTGGGCGCTAGAACGGGGATTCATGAAGAATGCTGGTCATGGCTATACGGATCAGATAACCGCCCCGCCCAGGAAGTAAATTGCCGGTGTTTTGGAATCTATGTCCGAAACCTCCGGGACCTCCCCGCAGATATGCTAACTCAAAAAGGCAAAGAAGAACTTAAACGAGTGAAGGTGTCCTGATATGCCATCTGTATCTGAAGCCCAGCACCGTGCAATGGAGGCCGCAGCTCATGGACACTCCACTATCGGGATCCCGGAGAAGGTCGGCAAGGAGTTCGTGAAGCATGATGAAGAACTCCCGCCCCGAAAAGGTGGGATGCCAAGGCCGGATGATGGAGAATCGTTTATCACCATCGAGCCTGAACCCGGCGAGTTTATGACGCTGCCGATCAAAGATGATACAGCAGAGCGAAGCCCCACCGAGTACGACATTGCTAAAGCGATCAAGTCCGGAGAACTTCCATCCCCACAATCCTTTATGTCTATCGACCTGTATGACATGCGGATTACAGGCACTGGAACCTCTTTTAGGCCGAAGAACAATGAGCATGTTTATCGTCCCCCAGAGAATTTCCTGACCGAAGACTTCGTTAATCGGTGCAATGGCCTCCCTGTCGTTTTTGAACATCCAAAGGGACCAT